GTTTCGATCTGCTGCGGATCGGCAACCATGAACCAGTTCGCGGACGAACGGGTTTCCAGGCGGTTTTCCACGATGACTTGCATTTTGCCCGCGAACACGTTCGGGCCGTTGTCGCCGGTGGCGGCGGCCGGTGTGTAGTTGGGCGCGTAGAAAAACTGTTCGGCGGTCGTGGCGAGGCTGGTCGGAACCAGAACGAATTTGGGGACGATGTTGAGTTCGTTGCCCGCGATGTCGGTCTGTTTGCCCATCGCGACCCGACCGGTGTTCACCCCGGCGGTCGCGATCACACCGGCGCCGGTGTTGTTGTGGGACTGCGCGAACAGTGCCGCGTTGTCGATGCCCGCGAGAGCGCCACCGCCGTACGTCTGGCCGCCGGTGATGGCGCCGGTGGTGAGCAGCGCCCACACGATGTCCGATTCGGTGGTACGCGCGCCACGGCCCGCCTTGTTGATGACGGTTTCAAAGGCGCTCAGATCGTCGTTGATGATCATTTGCCGCGTCCACAACAGCTTGCCCGTGTACGTCGCGAGTTGCCACGTGGACTTGCCTTCAACCAGCGACATCCCCGTGTATTCGCCGTTTTCCAGCGTTTTGGAAAGGGTGAGCTTGCCCTGAAGTTGAAGGCTGTTCGCAGGCTTGAAATCGACGAGGTTTCGCTGCGTTGCGAATGGTCGCCACGTTTGCGGCACTTCCGCGTAACCGGCGAGAAGCCGCTTATTCGCCACATCGGCGAGAATCAGCGGGAAATCGCTGGTCGAGTGAAATGCGCGCTCGATGATCTGACCTTGCGTCAGCATGTCGGTGTTGACGCCGCGCGAAACGAGGTACGCATCGAGAAGGTCAACCGACCGCTTGCGAATGAACTTCCGGCCGTGGTCGGTCGGTTCGGCGATGGTGTGCAGGCGAAACGAAAGGGCGTCCTTGATGGAACGAACGATCGTGTCGCCTTGGTCGCGGGTGACTTTGATCCCGGCGGGATGACCGGCGGTGGATTGCGACATGCCGTCGCGCATGATGTCGAAAATTTCGCCGACGACGGTGGCGAACGGTTTCCCGCTTTCGACCAGTTGGGCGGTTCGCTCGACGTCGAGCCCGGCGCGCTGGGCGGCGCGGGTGATGTCGAGTTCCCGCTTCATGGCGTCGGCGGAACGCGCCACCTCGGCGGCGGAACCGTCATCCTGGGCGGCGGTGGGGGCCGGTGCCGAGGCGGCGGGGGCGGCCGTACGCTCGACGATGGTTTCGGCTGCCGGGGCGGTCCCCTCGGCGGATTCGCTGGCGGCGGCGGGCGCCGTGGTGGCCTTGGGAACGGTCATCGGTAGAACCTTCGCGGATGGTGTATCAGACGATCGAAGAATGCTAACAGGGTCGGCCCCCGCGAGCACCAAACTGGTCTCGATCATTTCCCAATCTACAGCGACATACGGCCCGAAGCTCGTTTCCGGGTCCGCCACCGCGTACGCTTTCGCGCGCACGCTGAAGCGGGCGGAACCATTGCGAAGGCGCGCGAGCGCTACCTGCACCGGCTCGGAATCGTTGTCATCGACGACGCCGCGACCGACGAGCACCGCGACGCCATCGGCCACTTCAAAGCGCAGATCCGTAACGACGCCCCACACGTCTTCGGATCGGTCCGAGTGATCGATCGTGAGGGGGATCGGTCGGGCCGGGAACCGGAACGCGTCGGCACTATGCGCGAGAACGATCCCGTCGCCGACGTCGTTCTCCGACGAGATATTCATCTCGAACGACCGGGTTTCTTCGTCCCAGGTGAACGGCTGCGCGACGGCCATTCGCCGCACCTCGCCGGGCTTGGTGGTCATGGTGGGGGCGGTCGGTCGGGTCATGGTGGGAATCTACATCGTGTGCCGAGGTTACGCCGGGGGCAGTTCATCGGGTGGCGCGTCGTCGATCGCGCCACCGTCGGCGGGTGGGGTGCCGCCGTTCGCCTTCTGCTGCTCGGCGAACGCGCGCGCCTGCAGCCGGCCGACGTCCATTTGCCCGTCAACCGAAAGCGCAAGACCGCGCGCACGCGCCTCGCGAAGATCGATTGACAATTCGTCGAGCAGTTCCAACGGGACGAATCCGAAACTGCGCTGCACTTCCGACAACGATAAAAATCCAGCTTTCACCGCGTCAATGAGATACGCGATTTCTTCCTTTGGCTGGATCATTTCGCGCCGTGGAGGCGTCCAGATCATGCCGCGCGGCAATCGACCACTTGCCGCGACTTGCGCGGTTTCTTGATACCAATAGCCGACCGGATCGAGAAACTGAGGAATTAAAAGATCAAAACGCCACCCGCCGACGTTGCGGTTGAATTCCAGCCAACCCATTCGGCCGGAGCTGAAATTGACGTCGGAAAGGTTCCCCGTCAACGCTTCGTAGGTGACGCCCCACGCAGCAGCAACGGCGCGCAAATTGCGCTCGATGAATGCGCCGTTGTCGTCAACCTTCGGGGGATCGGAGAAGACGACGGATTGCCCCGGCTTCAACCGTTGCAGCAAACCGGGCTCGATCGTGTCGGTGAGTTCGTCGCCTTCCTCGTCCGACTCCAAATCGTTGTCGGTGACGAACGCGGCGAAACATGCGGCGAGCTTTTGCTTGAGCAGTTCCGCCGCGTCGTAATCGGAAATGTCACGCGACCGGATAAGCGCGGCGGTTCCCCAGGGGATGCCGGTGTATTGACCGGGTCGCCGCATTTCGTAAATATGCAGCAGTTCGCTTTTCGGAACGTATGTCGACGTAAGGCGAAGCGCGCTGATTCCGGTTTCGCCCGGATGTTGATCCCACAGGAACGCACCCTCCCAGCGGCCGTATTTGTCGAACACTTTCCCGCCGACGATCTTCGCGCCGTCGTCGCGAGTCGTATCGAGCCAGTCCGGTTCCAGCAGTTGTAATTGCAGCGGAACCATCCCATTCTTCCGCCACATATCGCCGTTAACGTGCTTCCGCACAAGAACGCTTCCACGCGTCGCGCACGTCCGCAACGCCAACCGCTGCAACCCGAAAAAGTTGCTTTTCCCGTAGAAATCACAGTCAGTCGAATGCGCCCATTCGTTCCACCCGCGACCGTACGCCTTCGTTCCTTTGTTCGGCGCGCCCTGGATGCCGACGCCGACGGCGTTGTTTACGATGATCGAAACGGCGCGCGCGGACCAAGGGTCGTTGTCGACAAGATCCTGGCAACGCTGCATAAGCGTCGAAAGTGCCGACTTGATGTCAGCATTCGGACCGCGATTCGTGGTGAACCAATTCTCGGTACGGCGGCTTTTCTTTGCTGCCTCAAACGAACGAAGAATTTCGGTTTGTAGCTCAATGCGCGCGAGCGCGAGTTGACGTTGGCTCGCCACGATCAATCTCTCCGAAAGGATGCTTTGTTACGGCCAAGAACAAGACCCGGCCGCGTGCCAGCGACTTCCGCCTCCATGAGCCGCAATGTTCGCTGCATTTCGTCGAGCGACCGGTACTGAACGCTTCGATTCCCGGCACGCGAAATCAATTCGCCCGACGCGATAGCGATCTTGAGTTCGTCGATGTCGGCCTGGGTGTATGCCACGGCGGGGGCGATTGTCGATCGGCCGACTCTACCGTAACCAACTGCCGCCGCCGCGACCACCACGAACGCCGCCACCGTCGCCCGACAACCACCCGCCACTGGCGCGCCGCCTGGTCCGGGGGGCCTTCGCCGGGGCCGCCGTGGGGGCCGTTGCGGCGGGTGATGGGGGCGCCTTCTGGATGCGCGCGGCCATCTTCATGCCGACGCGTGACGCGCGCGCCGCCCATTGTTCCGCCGTCCATCGGTCGCCACCGATGGCCGCCAGCGCCGCGCGCGCCATGACGCGACAATCAAGCGGCTCGTTTCGGGTGCGAACTTTTTCCCAAACCCATTTTGGGAATCCGCGAACCGTTTTGCATAGCAACTGTTCCGCCGTCAACCCCTGGAAATACTCGTCGGGATATTCGGGGAAATGGCACCATCCGCGAGGATATGTTTCGTCGCCAGTTGGCGTTTCGATTTTGAGCCAGCCGTACAATTCGCGCTTGCCGGTGCTGCTTCCCAACGGCCACACTTTGACGCCACCTTTGAGCAATTTGCCGCGCACCGTGACGTCTTGCGCTTTCGGCATCCCGAGCAGCCCGGTTTGCGAATCCATGCCTTTTGTGGCCATCACGCGCGAATCATGCTGCGCGCGAACCCACCCGTAAACCACCTGCGTCTGGTCGCCCGAATCCACCGCCATTCGCGCAAGCGGCAACGTTCCGCCGTCGGCGGTTGGCCATTGCTTTGTGAGCAATTTCGACAATTCGCGCCATGGACACTTCACCGATTCGTCTTCCTGCACCGTGCTGGTGTCACCCTCAAAAACGTGATACTCAACCGACCACGACTGCATGTTCGGCCCCCACGCGACGACCTCGACTTCCAGACGGTTGCGCTGCACGTCGCATCCGGCAGTGAGCAGCAATCCGCCGGGCGGTACGGTTCCAATAGGATACTGTTCGCGGCGGCGGTAAAGTTCCTCCCACGCTGGCGCCTCGCCGTCTTCCATCCAGCACAACGCGCAAACCGTGTTCATCCACGCCTGCAACTCAAGCGGTGTGTCTTTTGCTTTTTCGTATTCAAGCACCGCGTCTGTCCACGAATACCACCCAAGAGGACTGTAGAACGAGTTGAGGTGATAACCCTGGATTTGTATTTCCGGGCGGTCTGCTTCCCACCAGTCGTCGTTCCATACTTCTGGGTTGTACCACCAGCTCTTGGTGTCTTCTTCGATTCCGGTTCCGCATTCCTCGCAAATCAAAACCGGCGGCCGACTCAACGCCGACGGCAGTAACGGGTCTTTTGTGTCGTAACGAATTCGGTCCCAGTCGATTGTTTGCCGGTGCCCGCAATGCGGGCACGGAAGTTTCAATCGCTGCTGGTTGCTCTGCTCCCATTTTGCCCAGATCGCGCTTCGGTTGTAAATCGTCGGCGAACTTGTCCAGGCGTGTTTTTTGCGTGCGCCGAATGTTCGCGTCCGTGCCGTGACGATCGCGACCGGACTTCCTTCGTCGTCAACGCTTAGCGGCCATCGATCAATTTCATCACCCGCCAGGTAGCGGATCGGCATCGACGCCAATCCGCTTGCCGCATTCGCGCCGCCGAAAATTGTAAGCCCGCCTGGGTACTCTTTCATGAGCACCGTATTTCCACTGTCGCG